TCAGGGACTCGCAGACTCCATCTCGCACGCACTTGAGTGGAGCGTTCCATCGGAATACAAATAGCCGGCCGCCAACTGAGCAGCGGACTCCAGATGGAATGACTCGTTGTAATATGAGTATCGATTAGCGTCTTTGAAGCCGAAATACACCGTAACCGAAAATTCTCCCTCAGGGAGCGAGCCCTCGGGGGTTACGCGATATGAAACCGACGGGATTTGCCTCTGCAGAGGAAGAGAGTCCGCAAAGGAGACCGGGATCGAAGCGCCGTCCGTAGTTTCGGAGATTCTCGACCATTCGCTCCAGCCGGTCGAAGTCTTTTGGCTCACGCTTGCCGCCAGCCGCGTGATAGAGGCGGGCCCGAGACAGAAGTTGACTTCAAGCTCCCCGCCAGCAAGGCTTAGCGAAAATGGAGCCGCTGGTTCCGGTGGATGCGGCACACATCCCGCGAGAGTGAGCAGAAGCGTAGCAATTAGCCCGGTGAACCAAATCTTCGACAGCCTTCCACGGCTCACGCTCGAGACCCTACCGACAAGCGTCATCATAATTCCCCTCGACGAAGCCCGCCTCGAATTCGAAGAAGTTCGCACACCCATAGGTCCCAGTAGTTAGCTGTGACCACGCCGACTCCAAACCGTACGATATCGGAAATAGCAGGCCACCCGCAGCCCATTGCTCCGAATGACGCAGTTCATGATTGTGAAGCGCCTGAAGTTCAGCAGACGAAAGCGTGCTCAGGTCTGTGTCTGTCACGAAAGCGTCGCCGTAGGTCGTGCCACCTTGAACGCCGCTACCCTTTGGCACACTACAGACTATGAGTCCCTTATAGCCGGAGACTCGACAGGTCCCGCCTTTACTTGCCGCGTAAGATATGGCGGCGCCGGTGATGGGAGAATTGGCGAGCATTCGTAGTAGCGGGGCACCGGCGTAGAAGTCGCTTCCCGCCGACCAAATCGATCCGAACAGTCCCGTCTGAACGAGGTGGTCGCGTCGCTCACACCGCGTCGGGTCGAAAGCCGTGCATAGTGACGGCATTCCCGAGGTGACTCCGTCCTGGGCCCATCTGCTCGATGTCCCCCTACATCCGGCGTCGCCGAAGGCGCAGCCTGTTTTGGTCATCAGGTGACGAATGCTGAGAACAAGCGGCGAACGAGACATCGGCGTCTTGGTGAGCATCTTGGGAGACCGAGAGTCTCGATCGCTCCGCGAGTGCGCAATCGTCTTCGCGATGCGCGCCCCGTTACTCCGGGTCACCGCCGCAGCAATACCGCCCTTCTTGAGCGCCTGTGCGACCCGCACCTTCGCGATGCCGGCCCTGAGGCCGCCACCGACCGGCAGGTACCCGAGGTAGTCGCTCAACCCGACCGGGTCGTTCTCGACATACGCGAAGCGGTTCAGCGACTGCGGCCTGACCAGCAGCCCCCGCCACTGATCCGGCTGCACCCACGACCCGGTCGCGGAGTCGTAATCCCGCGCGTAGTAGTGATCCACCCCGAGGGTCGCATCACCCGGCTGGCCGTCGTTGCCGACCAGCGAACCCCACCCGGTCGACTCGAACCCGGCCGCACCGAAGTCCGAATAGTCGACCAGGTCGGTGATCCGACCCGCAGCATCCGCCGTCGCGGTCGCATTCCGCGCATCCCCCAGCACCCACTCGTCCGCATACGCGCCCGCCTGGAATACGACCTCGCCGGTCGGATCCCGCAGCAACTCCGTCGACCCGTGCAACCCGCTCTCGGTCGCCACCGGCGACAACCCGTCCCATACCGTCGACGTCTCATCCGACCCGAACCGGGTCTCCTCCGTCGCCGATACCCGACGGTCCAACCCGTCATACGCGTACGACGTCGACCGGCCGTCAGTCTGCGTCGACACCAGGCGCCCAGCCGGGTCGTGCCCGAACGACGTCGGCACACCGTTCACCGTCTGCGACGAACGGTTCCCCGCCCCGTCGTATCCGTACGACGCGGTGCCCGCGCCGGCACCCGTCGTCGTGGTCGACGTCAGCTGCCCCGCCGGGTTGTACTGTGCGACCGTCTCCGACGCACCCGCCTCACCGCCGACGACCGCCCACGACGTGCGATTGCCCGCCGCGTCGTAGCCGTACGTGCTCTTCTCCCCATCGGATGCCGAAGACTGCGTCACCCGCCCCAGACCGTCGTAGGAATAGGCGTGCGACAGCGTCGCCACATCCTGCGCGGAGGCGACGGGATCTGCCGCGTTGACCGGGGCTGAGGGCACCGCGGGAGCATCCGGCGCAGTGACCGGCGCCGGCACCTCGGGCCCGGTGATCGTGCGCAGCGAATCCGTCACCTTCCCCGCGGCGTCGTACTCGTACGAGTACTCGAGCGACGCCCCGGCGGGAACCGGCGACTCGACCTCGGGCAACGTGCGCCGCTCCAGGTAGTCCCATGTCTTCACGCACGGCTTCTGCCCGCCCGCTGCCGGAGCCTGGCGCTCGGCCAGGTACGTGCCGACCGCGCGGCACTGGGATGCCTCGGTCTGCAGCGGCACGAACGGATCGGCCGCTGGCTCAGCCGCCGCAGGAGCGGAGGGTGTCTCATGCCGCACCGACGTCACCTGCCCGAGCGCGTCGTACGCGAACGAACTCGTCACGTGATTCGGACGCGAGACACCGACGAGCCGGCTCTCGGCATCCCACGCGTACTCGACCACCCCGTCGGGCGTGGACTGCGTCGCCACGTCACCCGCCTCGTCGAACGTGTACGCCGTCTCGGTGCCGTCGGGATAGGTCAACGACTGCCGCAGACCTGCCTTCGTGTAGGTGGAGGTGAGGGTGTCACCCCGGGTGTCGGTCTGCTCGAGCAGGCGCCCCATCTCGTCGTACACCCAGCCGGTCGTGCCGGTCGGATCGTCCATCACGATGGGCCGCTGCTCGCCGTCGTACTCGAACGACACGGTGCCGTCGGCGCGCGCGAGCGACGCGATGTCGCCGCGCTCGTCGTACGTGTACGCCGCCACGAGGCCGGCGGGGTTCGTCACGCGAGACACCCGTCCGGCCTCGTCGTGCGCGGTCTTCGTCTCAATTCCGGTCGGCCCGGTCTCTGCGATCTGACGGCCCGCCGCGTCATAGGCGAAGGTCGTCTCGGCGCCGACCGGATCCGTGATGCGCTCCAGCAGGCCGCTCGCCGTGTACGAGTACGCCGTCTTCACGTTCGCATCCGCCGTCGACGCAGACCCTGCTTCGACGCCCTCGGTCACTTCCACGAGCTGGCCGGCATCGTCGTAGGCGAACGCGGTGGTGTCGCCCTCCGGGTCGGTGACGCCCGTCTGCCGCCCTACCTCGTCGTAGGCGTAGGTGGTCACCCCGCCGAGAGGGTCGGTCTGCGAGACGGTCCGTGATGCCTTGTCGTATGCGAACGTCGTGTCAGCACCGAGGGCGTCGGTCTGCGACACCAACCGGCCTGCGGCGTCGTACGCGAACGTCGTGCGTGCCCCTCCGGGCGCGACGATCGCCGTCTGCTGCCCGTCGCGGTCGTACTCGATCGCCGTGGTGCGGCCGTCGGCATCGAGGATGCTCGTCACTCGTCCTGCACCGTCGTAGGTGAACTCGGTGACCGCTCCCGTGGCGTCCGTCTCGCGCAGCACCTGTCCGGCAGCGTCCACCTCGTACAGGGTCGGGTTACCGTTCCGGTCGATGACGCCGACCAGGTTGCCGTCGATGTCGTACAGGTACTCGGTCTGGAAGCCTGCGGCGTCGGTAACGAGCGTCACCCGATCCATCGCATCGTAGTCATAGCTCGTAACGCCGCCCGCGGCATCCGTCTGCGACACCCCCCGGCCCGCGTCGTCATACGCGATCGTCGTCGCCGCGCCCGTCGGATCGGTCGTGGTCGCCGGGCGTCCGAGGCGGTCGAGCGTCGACACCGTCTCGCCACCGAGCGGATCGACGGATGCCGTCTGCACCCCCGTCTCGTCGTACCGGCGCTCCCACTCGCCGCCGTTCGGATCGACGACGCCGACGGTGCGGTACGCCTCGTCGAGCACGAACGCCGTCGTGCCGCCCTCGGGATCGGAGGTCGCCAGCAGGTTGTCCTCACCGTCGTACGCGAACGTCGAGGTACCACCCTCGGGATCGGTGACCGTGACGAGCCGCGCCAGGGAATCCCACTGATACGCGGTGACCGCACCCAGCGGGTCGGTTGACGAGACGAGCTGTCCGTTGCCGTCGTAGGCGTAGGTCGTGACGCCACCCTCGGCATCCGTCGACGACGCGAGTCGGTCGGCCGCATCCCACGCGAACGCCGAGACACCGCCCGCCGGGTCGGTCACCGTGGTGAGGCGGTTGCTCGCGTCGTAGGTATAGCTCGTAACGCGGCCGATCGGGTCGGTCGATGACACGAGGTTGCCCCGCGCGTCGTACGCGTACGTCGTGGCGGCGCCCGACGGCAGGATGCTCCGCACCAGGTCGCCCGCCGCGTCGTACTCGAAACGCACCGTCGTGTCGTCGGCCTGCCGCACCTCGGTGACGAGCCCCCGATCGTCGTAGACGCTGGTCTCGGTGCGGTCGCCGTCGAGGTCCGTCGCGGTCTCGACATCACCGGCGGCGGTGTAACTGTACGTCGTGACGGCACCGGCCGGATCGATCTCTTCGAGGAGGTTGCCGTCGTCGTCATACTCGTACGACCAGGTGCGTCCCGCCTCGTCGGTGTGCGACGAGACGTTGCCGACATCGTCGAACTCCCACGTCGCCTTTTCGCCCGCGGTGTCGGTGATGCCGGTGATGCGGAACGAGTCGTCGTACTCGAAGACGGCCACACCGCCCTCATTGTCGGTGTAGGTCGTCTCGCCGTCGGCATACGCGAACGTGCGGACGTTCTGCTCCGCGTCGAGCTGTCGCACCACCCGGCCCGCGTCGTCGTACTCGTTCACGAGATACGTGACACCGTTGCCGTCGACGGCCGTGAGCATTCGGTGAGCGGCGTCGTAGGTGAACGACTCCACCGAGCCATCGGCATCCGTGATCGACATGAGGTCACCGGCGTCGTTGTAGGCCAGGGTCCAGGCGCGCCCGTCGGGGAGGGTGAATCCGGTGATCCGCCCCACACCGTCGCTCGCGACCTGCACGGTCTGCCCTGCGGCATCCGTGATGGCGGTGAGCGGCGTGAACTGGTGCACGTTCCGGTCGGCCGGCCCATACGTGAGCGTGGTGGCGTTGCCCTGACGATCCACCTGCCGGGCAAGTTCGCCGATGCCCCAGGCATCCGGCGCGTCGAACACCCAGGTCTCGCCCTCGTCGCTGTCGAGCTGAAGCTGCCCGTCGCCCGCTTCGGTGAGGGTGAGCCCGAGACCGTCCTCGCCCGTGTAGCCGCCGGCACCATCGCTCTCGAAGACAAAGGATGCGCCGTCGCCGCGCACGACCATGACCGAGTCGTCGTCGAACCGCTGCGCGCGGGCACCGAGCCCGAACGTCCAGCCTGCTCCGACCCGCGACAGGCGACCGTCCTGAGCGTTGTAGACGAGGTCGACCGCGAGCGACTGCTCCCCCCGACCGGTCAGCTCGAACAGCGGAAACGACTCGACGAGGTTGCCGGTCGAGAACGACACCGGATCGGCGCCGTACGTCTGGTAGTTCTGATAGCCGAGGTGCCGCCACCGCGCGATCTCGGCCTGTGACGGCGGCGCGGGCCAGCCGCCCAGCGCGGGGTCGGTGCAGTCGAAGCCGACACCCTCGAGGTAGCCGCCGAGGCTGCGAAACGCGCCGTCGACGATGTGCCCGAACCCCTGGTCGATGACCGGGCGGTCGTAGTTGTGGTCGAGGAACAGCGTCTCGATATGCGCATACGCCCCCGGCAGGCCGCCGAACTCGGCGAACGGGAAGTTCGCGTTCCCCGGCTCGACCGCCGCCGGACGACCGGTGTAGGTCGGCATATGCGTCACGAACGAGTCGCGCAGTTGATTGTCGGCGTCCGTGCCGCGGGAATACGCCATCGTGCCGCCCTCCGCTGCGTCACCCCAGGCCTGACCTTGCCACGTCGCGAACCCGAAGCCGACGGTCGCGATCGGGTTGGCCGCCGCCGCGACACCGGCTCGTGTCGCCCGCGATACGAACGGCACGCCGGGCGGACGGGTGATGACGACCTGCGCGTTGCACTGCAGCGCGAGGTAGCCCGCGAGACCCTGCACGAGCTGGCCGTTGTACGGGTACTCGCTCGCCGGAGCAGGAGTCTGCACGACGCCCTCGTCGTTGTCGGGATCGAGCACCACGACCGGGCGGTCCGGGTCTGGTGCCGGCCTGCCGATCACCACGAACTGAGAAAGATGGTCGGACTCCCCCTTCACCGTCTCGGTTTCCGGGTCGAAGTACGACGGCAGTTCGGTCCATGGCTCACTCGGCGTCGAACGCGTGAAGATCCGCAGTGTCGACGGGTCCACCCCGGAGTCGTCAACGCGCCTCCGATCGACATCGAACTCGAGTGCGATGCCCGGGATCACATCCTTCACGGTCGCGCCGTTCGCAGGATCGTCGTCGGGGACGTCGATCACTTCGGCAGGAAAGCTCGTGACTCTCTCACCGGTCTCATCGCGAGCGACGATCTCGACCGGGTCGCTCACGACGATGCCGGCGGTATCGACGATCGCCTTCCGACGCGCCTCGATCTCGCCCGGCGCCTCAGCCAGCGTGAGATCGACGGGGGCGGCGAGGTCGTGCCCCGAGAACGCCGCTTCCACCCCCAGCTCGTCCGACGCGATCTCGGCGGGCTCACCGGGGGCGAGATCGGATGCCGCAGCTCGAACGCTCGTCACCGCGCGTCCCGAAGCGGCGACGGCCGACGTGTTCGCCGACGCCTGGTTCCGGAGGGCCTGGCTCACGACCGCCTGATTCGCCGACGCGCGGCCGGCCACGCTCGGGCCCGCCGCAGCGGAGACGGTGTCGTCGCGGACGCCCGCCTCGTCGCTCTCGTCGAGCTCGCCCTCGGGAGTGAGACCGGCGGCCGCGTAGACGCGCTGCAGCACGTCCTGTCGCGCGGCCTCCATCAGCTCGGCCGCGGTCATCGGTGCCGGAGCAACCGCACCGATGCCCAGCACGAGCGACCCGATCGTCAGAGTCGCGAGGGCGTGTCCGCGCATCAGCGGTCACGCTCGTCGGTGGGATCCTCGCCGACGGTGTCGATCGCGGGGGAGGCGGGGTCGATCGCGGGGGAGGCGGGGTCGATCGCGCCCTCGTCGAGCACGGAGAGGGCGGCCCCGGCATCCTCCGAGCCCTCGTCCTCGTCCGGAACGGGTTCGGAGGTGGCCGCGTCGGTGTCATCCTCGTAGCCCAGGTCCCCATCGGGTCCCGCCGTGCGATCCCGCTCCTCCTCGGGCATCCTGCGCGAAGCACGCCGTCGCTGCCAGAGCCGCAGTCCGAGTCCACCGCCGATCAGCACCAGGGCGAGGATGAGGATCCATAGCGCCAGGGTTCCGCCGGTGATGGCCAGGTCGTCGATGCGCACAACGCAGGCCGCGAGTTCGGCGGCGTCCGAGACCCCGTTCCCGTCGTAGTCCTCCGAGCCGTCGGCGCAGGTGCGCGTGCCGCAGATCACGAACTCGACCCAGTCGCCGATCCGGTCGCCATCGGCATCTTCGAGCGAGTTCGAGCAGGTGTCCACGTCGCACACGAGACGTTCGGCGAAGTCGGGGATGCCGTCCGCATCGGCATCCTTCGTGGGCGAGGCGCACGTGCTCGTGTCGCACGACAGCACCTCCGTCACGTCGGGGATGCCGTCGTCGTCGCGGTCCTCGGTCCCGAGCGCGCAGGTGGCCGTGCCACACACCTCGCGCTCGACGATGTCGGGGATGGTGTCGTCGTCGGAGTCCTTGTCGTTCGCTGTCGCGTGCACGGTGTCCGCGATCGCTACAGGGCCGGTCTCGGTGCCGGACGAGATCTGCGCGACGGACGCGACGACCGCGGTTCGGGCGACGGTCGCCGCGGAGGCGACACCCGGTGCCAGCACCATCGTCGTCAGCACGATCGCTGCGACAGCAGCGCGCATCATGGCGCGCCGAACGTTCCCTGCGGACACGTTCATCCCCCTCGGATGTCCCCGGCAGCGCAAAGGCGCCGCTCCGGGAATTCACAGTGGACTAATGCGCCGGCGAAAGGCAAGCATTTGTTGACGACACGCCGCAGCGAAAAGAAACATCCGTGTTCCGCGTAATGAAACGGCAGTTATCGCGTCTCTGCGCTCACGCGGAGAATTCACCACGTCTTGTTCGATTGGCTTTTGGGAATACCAATGTGCATTAGCGCGTCGACATTCATTTCGACGAGATGTGCCCCCGCAGGCGGCCAGGGGGTGTCACCCGGAGACGACGAAACCCCCGCCGCATTCGCGACGGGGGTTTCTCTGGTGCGCCCGAAGGGACTCGAACCCCTAACCTTCTGGTTGGTAGTCGAGGAGGGCCTCGGACTCGACGACGAGTGGGCGCTCTGGAGCATGGCCGAGGACGTCCTCGCGTGCGAGGGGAGCCACGATGCCGACCTGTGAGACTTGCAACATCGTCGCCAACGGCATGGGCTGGAGTTCGCACCTTACTGCGCACCGGAGCCGGGGCGATCGGATCATCGTGGTTCGGGCTAACGGCGTCTGGGAGTACGACTTCTCGAAGTACAAGACCCCTGCCACGCCCGAGGTTTCCAAGTGAGCCTCCAGCGCCGCCGCGAACTCGCGCGGCTGAGCAAGCCCGAACTGATCGACCTCATTGTCGAAATCGAGTGTCAGGTAATCCCTGACGCTGAAATCGAGACCGTGGCGGGGGTGGAGTGATGGGCCGTCAGACCGTCGAAACGTCGTCGTACATCGCGTTTGCACGTCGCATCATCCGAGGCGCTGGTAAGCGGGTGAGCGAGGCCGATGACTGGGAGTTGGCGGAACTCGTCTCCCTCCGAGACGAGGTCGACGACGCGATCCGCCAGGCCGTGCAGGGCCAGCGCGCTCTGGGGCGGTCCTGGCAGTACATCGGGGATGCGCTCGGGATGAGGCGTCAGAGCGCCCAGGAACGTTACGGGAAGGATGCCGTCGCGTGACCGACTCGACGCAATGTGTCCCAATAGACTCGATGCGAACGATGCCGCTGGGGGGCACGTGTCGTATCGAGAGGACCACCGCTGTGCCGTTTCACTTCCCGACCCTGTAAACGCGCATGGTTCTCCCACTCTCGGCCTCCTGGACGGAGGCCCTAGACGACTACGCCCTCAACCTGCGAGCGGCCAACCGAACCCCGGCGACGATCCGCGCCCGTCGCGAGCAACTCCAGCACCTGGCCCGGCGGATTGGTACGGGGCCGTGGGAAGTCACCGCCGACGCTCTGCTCGTGTTCGTCGGGTCTCAGGGATGGATGCCCGAGACGCGCCGGAATCGCTACGCGTGCTTTCGTGAGTTCTGGCGGTGGGCCAAGCGAACGAAGCGGATCGACCACAACCCGGCCAAGCGTCTCCCTCAGGTCCGGGCATCTGCCCCCAACCCAGACCCCGTCCCGGAACGGGTCTACTCCGACGCCATACGCGGAGCCGACGACCGCACGGCGCTCATCATGCGCCTCGCTCACGATGCGGGCCTCCGGCGCGGCGAGATCGCACAGATACACTCGGACGACCTCCGGCCGGACCTGCTCGGGTGGTCCCTCCTCGTCCACGGCAAGGGCCGGAAGTTGCGAGTTATCCCGCTGACGCCTCGCCTCGCCCTCGACCTCCGTGCGCTCCCCGAAGGCTTCGCGTTTCCCGGTGCCATTGACGGGCACCTGTCCCCGAGGAGGGTGTACGAACTCGTCGACGAGGTCCTCCCCCGGCCGTGGTCGCTCCACAACCTCCGGCACTCCTTCGCGACGAACGCGCATGAGGCGTCCGGCGGCGACGTGCTGACCTTGCGGAACCTCATGGGCCACGCCTCGGCCGACACGACGGGCCGGTACGTTCGCCTGTCGGATGCTCGCGGCCGTAGCGTGGTCTATGCGGCGGCCGGTCTCGAAGTCCCGACCAAACCCGCCGCGCGCCTCGTCGCGGTCTAATCGAAGGAGAACCATGACCACCCCCACGCCCTCCCCCACGTCGACGTCGACGCCTCCCCGGCCCCGTCTGCCTCTCTGGGCGCACATCTACGGAGCGGCCGCCGTGGTGCTCCTCGCCGGGTGCTGGATGCAGTTGGTGACGATCGCCGCCAACCTCTGACCTGACGCACCGATGCCCCCTCCCGGAGACGGTGAGGGGGCATCGGTGCGTTTGGGCGACATTCGAACATAGCTAACGGTTTTGGGGCTGAGTTCCGTTCGATGCAGCTGCGCCGGCTGCCCCAAACCGTTAGGTATGTTCGAAACTCAAGGTCGCGGCGTTCCGGTCTCGTCGACGTAGAACACGGCCATGAGGAGCGGCGCGATAACGGGCGCGGCGGCGGGCGGGAGCCACCCGGCGAACACGGCCACGCCGACCGCGGCGGCCGCGACTCCGTAGGCCCAACGTCGGAAGGCGGGCCGGAGCACGGACTCCGACCTGGACCGGAGCGCGGCGCGCCGCTCCGCTCGCGTCTTGTAGGTGGATTCGGTCATTTCGTGGCCCCTTTCGGCTACGGGTTGAGGATGGAATAAAGGACGCCGATGCCGCTCGCGACGAGCGCCAGGACGCCGAGGACGCGGCTCCAGCGGGCGCTGTTGTCTTCCTCCAGGCCACGAAGGCGCTCGTCGTGGCGGGCGGGGGGCTTGCCTTTTTCTTTGAGGGGGCGCTCGTGGTGGTTGGGGGGGGCCTCGTGCTGGTCGAGCCGCTGGTCGTGGCGGGCGAGGGTGGCGGTGAGCATCCCTTTGATTTCGGCCACGCTGATTCGGAGGTCGGTGTCGTCGATCACTTCGCGCCGATCCTCTTGACCTCGGCGGAGAGGGCGGCGATGGCCTGACCGTTCGCGAGTTCTCGCGACCAGTAGGACCCCTCTTTGATGACCTCGCGCGGGATGCCGAAACTGTCGGTGACGCGGAAGAAATCTTCGTTACTGAGTTCGTGGAGTTCGTCCGATGCGGACGAGACGTTCCGCACGACGAGTGCGGTCTCACCGTTCGGCATGTGGGCGAAGTAGTCGGGACCGACCTGGGCGATCAGGTTGGTCTTTTTGTTGCGGATTTGGATGCTCATGCTGTCGTCCTCCTTGGACTTGATGGGTTCGTACGGTCGAGCCATGAATCCGGCGGGGTAGCCGGTGCCACGGAATCGGTCTCGGGATGCGATGTAGTCGAAATGCCACGGCTCGTCTGAGGCGGTGCGTATCCATCCGTGCTCGGCAAGGAGGGCGACGACCGCACGGTCGTAGCCGTCGTCGCTGTCGATCGCGAGGCCGAGGACGTGCTTCGACTTGGACGGGTGAAGGGCGCGGGCCACTCTTGGCCCGACCCCGCCGAGGAACGCCATCCAGGCGAGGTAGAGGCGCATCTGGACATCCCAGGACGCAATGGTCCTGTTGATGTCCAGGAGCCGCCCGAGGCGGGCTTCTACGCGTGCCAGCGAGGCGGCGGCCTCGGCCTGCAGGGTGACGCCGGGCCGGACGGTGGCGAGGGTGCTCACGCTCGACCCTCCAGTTCGTCGAGGCGCTGGGCCATGAGGTCGAGCGCCTGGTGTAGTTGGGCGATCTGGGCCTGAGCGAGGGCAATGAAGTCGATCGAGTCGGGGACCCACTCGCCGTCGACGAGGGCGTACACAACGAAGGCTCGCTGGTCGGGGTGCTCTGCGAGCCGTTCCGCGATGTGTCCGTACTTCCAGTCGCCTACGGCCCCATGGCGCATTTGATAGCGGTACAGGTCCGGGAAGACGTCGCCGAGGCTGGCGGGGTCGGTCGCCCCGATGTGCTTTTTGTAGCGCTCGGAGGACGACCCGCGCGAGAGGCGACCGTCGCGGTTGATGTAGGCCAGTTGCCACCCTTCGGTGGCGGGTCCGGCGCTCGGCACGAAAAGGTGCGCGTTGTCGAGGCCGAGGTTCCCGGTCATCGTGTCGCCCGTCTTGGCGACGCGGCTACTGAGGTCAGGTGTCGGGATGCCGTCGATCTTCGACGCGGGGATGCCTCCGGGAATGTAGGCCTGGGCGATGGCGCCACTCCCTCGGGCGAGTTTGCCGGACGGGGTGACGATCAGGAGTCCGCCGTTCGTGCTGGTGTCGGTAACGCCGTAGAGGTTGCCGGAGCCGGTCCCGCCTTTGGCGGTGCTCCAGACGGCGGGAATGAGCGACTCGGCGTACGCCTTCAGTTCGGCGTAACGGGCGGCGATGTAGTCGCGAGTCTTGTTGATCGCGAGCCATCCCTTTCGGCGATCCTCGGTGCCGTCGAGGGCCGCCATTCCCGCGAGGGCGGCGTCGGTCCCCTCGGTGCCGGTGTAGGTTTCGGGCATTAAATGGCCTCCTTAGTCCAGGGCTCTCCGGCCGGAGAGTCGATCCAGCGCTCTCCGACCCGCACGAGAATCCAGGCGGTCGAGGGCGTGTCTGTGGTGCGCGACGTAACGGTGACGGTGTTGCGCGCGATGTCGAACTCGACGCGGTTGGTGATGCCCGTTTGGATGGGCGACCCGTCGAGGGTGATTGAGAGAGGTTGCTCGACGGCTTCGGCCCAGGTTGCCTGGGCGTCGAGGGTGATCGTGCGCCCGCGTCCCTGCGCTCGCTTGACGGCGTACTCGGCCCTTCCGGGTCCGGGGTAGGGCGCTTCGATTTCGCGTAGGACGATCTTGGTAGCACCAGGGAGCGCGAACACGTCATCACGAGTGCGGGCGAGTCCGCCCGCCACCCAGCGGTATCGAACGACCATCCCGTCACACCAGTCTTCGTCTTCACGAGACAGGACCTCCGACGCCGTGTGGATGTTCACTCCGGCGCGGTAGGTGAGGCCGCCGTCTGCTCGGTGGTCGGCGGCTCGTAGGGTCCAGCGGCGGAGTTCGTCGCACACGAGGCGATACCCGGCGGCCTGCACCAGCGGGCGGAGGAACTCGATAGCGGAGACTCCGGCGGGCCAGACGAAGGCCTCGGGGTCGGGCGCGTCGACGAGCACGGTTCGAGCGGAGTTGGAGGCGTTGGGGTCACCGGTCCAGCCGTAGGAGTAGGTGCTGTCACCAGGGGTCGCGCCGTCGTAATAGTCGGGGATGAATCGGCCCTGGCTGAGCATGGCGGCATCGACGTGCACGACGTTGCCCGAGGCCCCGACGTAGAGGAGGAGCGCGGACGCGCGCACGGCGTTTGCGGGCGCGAGGCCGGTGACGCTGATGCGCTGGAATGTGCTGGACGCGGTCGTGAGGTTCGTCGTGGTCCCGGTGACCGACGACACGAGGCCGCCGTTATCGTCCCACCAGTAGATGCGGGCGCGGCAGGTTGCGGACCCCACGGCGATTCGGGTGTGAATGCTGGCCGTGTACCACTCCCCGGCGCGGATTGCGGGGGCGTTGGTGTGCGCGCGGCTTCCTTCCGGCCAGACCTCATAGTTGACTGCGCTAGCCGTGGCGGCGGCGTATCCGGCAATGCCCCCGAAGCCCACTCCGGCGTTGCGGACGAAGGCCGAGGTTCCCACGGTCGTCCAGTTGTTCAGGCTCGTCGTGAGGTTGGGGTTCACGAGGAGGTTCACGGAGTCCCACTTGGCGGTGAGGTTCGCGTCCTCGGGGCCGGGCTGGAGGGCGGCCCCGATTTTGCCCAGCACGTAGTTCACGATGGCGCGGAGTGACGCTTGCCGGGACCACGCTCCGGTGTCATCGGTCAGTTGGGCGAAGTCGTCGAGGAGCGCTTCGTCCGAGGCGAGCGAAACGCGGACGGTTGCCTGGTCCCGGTCAGGCTGGGCGTCGCGGATGCCGAGGTCGAACGCCCGGCCTCCTGCCGTAATGCGGAGTCGCCTGTTCGCTCGCGGGTCGAGGTGGTCGAGGATCGTGGGGTCGTCCATTGAGATGGAGACGTTGCCCTCGACATGCGGCCATCGCCCCGCGTCGAGGACGATCGCGCCCGCATTGTCGCTGAGGTCGATGGCGACGCCGGGCGAGGCCGGGAGGGCCGCCGAGTACGTGGGAGAGGCGATCACAGTTTGACCTCCAGGAACGGAACGACGATGCGCCAGAGGTCCGGCACGTCATCGTCTTGCTCGATGTCGAGGTCGCGGCCTTCGGGTACCACGAACGCCATGTTCAGCGAGGCGACTTCGGTGTTCGAGATGCTGAGGCGCTGGGGAGTGGAGAGCACGGCGTACGCCTTGAGGGCGGGAACCTCGCCGTCGAAGACGAGCCGGAACGAACCGGTGCGAAGCCCGAAGGCCCGAAAGGTGATGTCGGCCTCGGAGCGGTTGGCGACGTCGGCGACGATCGTGCGCGCCGCGCGAGATGCGCGGTAGCCTTCGACGGCGGTGGGGGTGATCTGCCCGGCCTTGTGCGTGATGATGGTCATTAGTCCCAACTCCCTTCCTTGGCGAGTCGCGCCCGGATCGTGATGCTTTTCGAGGCCTCTGTCCGCAGTCGGGAGAGGTCGCGATATGCCTGGCTGGTGTCGAGGGACGCCGTAACGGTCACGGTCCGTTTCTTGGTCAGGGTGTCCAGGTCGGCGCTCACCCCTGCCTTGCCTGTTAGCTCGGCTTTGATCTTGACTTTCCGGTCCTTCGACGCCTTCTCAATGTCTTTGACGGCGTCAGACGTGTCGGCCTCGACCTCGACGTCGACCGATGCGTCGGGGTTGAAGGAGTCGTCGAACGCGACGGCCGCTTCCGATCCGCCGGTCGATCCGACGTCGTTGAGCGCGGCCGCGAAAGGTGCGCGGGCGTCCTCAGGCAGGGCGGCGAATTGGGCGACCCACTGAGTGCGCTGGCCTTCCGGCATCTCGAGGAGGTTTTGCCACTGCTCCGGCGAGAGTCGGATCGCTTCGAGGTTCGCTTGGTAGGTGGCGATCGCGCCGGACTGCTGGTTGACGTAGTCCAACCATCGGTTGATGTCGAGCGCGCCCTCCTCGTTCGTCGCGTAATCGGCCGCCGCCTGGCGCATGCTGTCGTACGCGCTGAGTACCGACCCCTTGACGGCCTCCTCGGCGGACGCGATCCGTTCGGCCTTCTCCTCGGCGGCGGCAGATTCTGCGGCGGCCGCGTCGAGGCCGGCCGCTTTCTGACGCTCGTAGGACTCGGTCGTCTGGTCCCGGAGGCGGATCTCCTCGTCGAGTTGCCCGAGGAGGTCGTCGTGTGCCTTGTACTGGTCGTTTAGCGCGTTGACCTTGTCGACGTATCCGTCGACGGGGTCCTTTTTGTTGCGCTCTACGAGGGCCTGAATGTCGTCGTAGGTGGCATCTTTGGAGCGCTCGACCGCCTTGCGGTAGTTCTCGACTTCCTCGGTGGTGCCCGACAGGACGTCACCAATCTCGGACGTCGACCGATTCATGCGCTGGAGAGCGTCCTCCCAGTCCTCCAGTTGCGAGGGGTCCTTCTCCCAGAACCACCGCCAGTCCTTCGACTTGAGTTCCTCCAGTTCTCGGATGCGCTCGACCATGCGACTCGCGCCGGTGAGCCACGCCTCGGTGGACACACCAGCGTCGCGGGCTTCCCCGGCGTACTCGACCGCCTTGATGCGGAGTTCCTCGGCGGCCTCCTCGGCCTGTTGGTAGGCACTCACGGCGATGCCGATACCGGCGGCGATGGCGAGCCCTGCGAGAGCACCAGCCGGGCCGAACCCCGCGAACGCGTTGGCGGCGACCTCCTGGAACATATCGAGGATGCTCTCGGCGGACCCGTCGAACGACGCCGCCGCCTCCTTCGCGGTGCTGTTCGCCTCCTCGCCGAGTTCCTTGACGCCGTCCTCGGCGCGCTCCATCCCTCGGCGCGTGTCGTCTCCCGCATCGCGGGCGGCGAACCCGAGGCGCTTGAGCGCGTCCCGTGCGTCGTCGAGTTCGCCGTCGAGTTTGTCGGTGGCCTTCTGGGCGGCCTTCATCGCCGTCGCGAGCCTGTCCGGCCCGTCCGTCTTGCCGAGCGCGTCGAGCGCCTTCTCGGCGTCTTCGGTGGGCTTGATGACGCCGGACCGCATGCCCTTTTCGAACGCTCCGGTGTCGGACGCGATAGGGACTTTGATGGGACCTCGGGCCATGGTCAGACCTTCTCTAGGGATTCGTGGACGGTGCGGCGGGTGGTCTGCACCCAGAGGGACGCGAACCGAGGGAGCGAGTCGGAGACGGCGGGATAGACGACGTAGCCGCCTCGGCGGTTCGGGCCGAAGGCGTTGCCTGCTCGTCGTTCGTACGTGGTCCCCTTGGCGCTTTTCTGAGCGATCCGTTTGCCGGGGTTCATGCCGAACTCGGTGGAGCGGACGAGGGTTCGGACCGGGGTACCGGACGAGAGGGTGCCCTTAGCCCCAGACATGAGGGTGACGTTTCGCGCGGTGGCAGAGACGTCAGCCGAGTTGACGAGCACGCGTTGTTGGATGCGCGTGTGCGCGTGCTCACGGACCTCTTGGAACCAAATGGGCCGCGCGGCCTGTTTGGTTGCTTTCCCGATCTGTCGTTTGACCTCCGTGGGGACCTCGCGCATGGTGAACGCGAGGTCCCTCAGCGGCGAGTCCACCAGGAGCGAGATGCTCCCGGCCACGCGTCACCCGGCCGGGGTGGTGGGTTCGGTCGGCGTGAAGTCGACCTCCCCGTCGACGGGCAGGGCCAGCGAGTCCTGGGCGAAGGTGCCGCCGTCCCCGCCGGGGTCCGGCGAGACGAGCGACACGTCGGCGGAGAACACGCCTTCGTCGGTGACGTAGGAGACGTTTGCGATCTCGCCCTCGTGCTCCCAGAACATGCGGGCGAGTCCGGTGGCGGTCCAGTCCTGCACCAGGTTGATCTGGCATGCGCGGGAGGCCTTGCCAAGTCGCTTGTGGACCTTCCCTCCGATGTCGCGGAACTCGGCCACGGGCTGGTCCGTCTTGACGAACTTCACGGACGTCACGTGCTCCGTGTACGTGTCTTCTCCGACCTTGAAGTCGACCTCGACGAAATGGGGGTGTGCAGCGGTCATGCGGTTGCCTCCTCGGCGTTGGTGGTGGTTGTGTAACGGGCGATCGCCACGACCGGGAACAGATAGCACGGCTCCCCGGTGGTGAGCACGCCGCGCTGGCCGGTCGTCCAGTAGACGTCGCGCATCGAGTCGAGGGTCCGGCAGAGGGTCGCGGCCGCAGTGGTCGCCTCGCCTTTGCCCTTCACGGGGTCTTTGTAGCGGGCGGCTACGGTGAGAGTGAACTCGCATCCGACGAACCCGGCCGGGATGTCGTCGCCGTTGGGCTTGTTGGTGAAGTCGCCCTGTTCGATGTAGAGGACGATGCCCTGGCGGCTCGTGAGTCCCTCAGTCATGTCGCGGACGTACCACGACGGGATATCCGCCTGGAGGCGCTCAGTGAGGTCCTCCTGGACGCTCGCGAGGTTCATTGTCTTAGAGGACATGGGGGCGGCCCTTCGGCGGTCTGATGGTGGAGCGGACGTCTCGGTCGAGCGGTCGGGGCATGAAGTTGAATCCGTCCGGCCCGATCGCGCCATCGGGGTTCGCCTTCCCGGCGGCCCAGAGGTTCTGGACCTGCATGAGTTGGGCGAGTACGAACCGGTCGGGGACCGGTGCGCCCTCGGGGATGCGGGGGCCGAAGTCGATGACCTGGTCGCGTGCGACGTTGAGGAGCATCGCCAGGAGTTCGAGGTTCTCCATGTCGGCGTCCGGCCAGGCGGCCGCGATGCGGTCGCGTGCGGCGCTCTCTGCCTCGTCGGGTTCCTCGGTGTCGGTGACGGCGTACCACGTAGCCATGTCGTTCGGCCCCCGTCTCTCAGGCCGCGTCGTCGTCGAGCGGCTCGACGAGGTCGGCGGCGTCGCCGATGCGAACGACGGCCTCGGGGCGCTTCACGAAGGTCTGGACGTAGCCGTGCACCGCCTCGTCGATACCACCACGGGCGATGTCCAGAGCGTCGATGCGGAGCGGCCCGCCGGGGAGTTCATCGAAGTCGATCGCGTAGTCGGCGCCGACGATGACCGAGGGCGACCCCTCGATCCCGGTGTCACCCTGCACGACCTGGACCTTGCCGTCCGCCCGGCCCGTCCCGTCCGTCGACATCACGAGTTCGACGAACGCGGGGAGGTTCTCCTCGCCGCCTGCCGCGTACGCGAGTTCCTCGTACGCCTCGTCATTCGCGATGGCGTACGTCGGCGTGTCGCGCCGCCCGTCTGCCTTGCGACGGCGGCTGTGCAGGATGCCCTGGATCAGCATGCCGGCGGCCTGGGGGTACTTCGTCGAGTACCGTTCGACGGCGGGCAGGATCGGCGCGCCCGAGGTCGCGATGATGTTGCGGAGCGCGACCTCGTCGGACCACACGAGAGCGTCCTCGACGATGAGGTTCATGAACGCGGCGACGGCCTCCGTGCCGCCGGGCAGGTCGCGGAACTCGCGGGCGATGTCCTCGGCGATCGCGAAGTTTTCGCGGGTGCTCTCGTGCGTGCTGGTGAAACCCCGGTAGGACTTCACGGTCGTCTTGTTACCTGCCCACGTTCCGTCGAAGTGGTCGACGGGGGCGGCCTTGGTTCCGCGCCGGACCTTGTAGCCCTTCTTTCCGCCGAGGCTGATGTCGTTGCCGAGGTTGTGCAGGGTGATGTACTCGCGGACGTAGGGGACGCCCTCGGCGATCTGGCCGACCCAACTGGGCTGGACCACGCCGTCAGCGGTGAACGCGTTGTCGCCCTCGGGGACGATGTCCTGGAGGGCGGCCAGGATGGTGGTGGCCTCGGTCCGGTCCGCCGCCGAGCGCGTGCGGTCGCGGACGGTGGCGATCGCGGCGAAGATCGTGGCGGTGCTCGGGACGCGGGCAAGGGTCTTCCCGGCCGGTGCGGTCCCGCCCGGGAGCGCGGTGGCGGGGACGCCGCCTCGGTGGGCGGCCTGGACGGTGGTTGCTTCGGGCACGGTGGCCTCTCCTTCGGTTTCGGTTTTGTCCTCGTCGGCGGTCTCGTCGGCGGGGGTCTCGGTGGTGGTGACGGTGGTGACGGTTTCCTCGACTCGCCGCCAGGTGGTCCCGTCGGCGTCGGTGTACTCGGTGACGTACTGACTCGACGACTCGGAGGTGTCGGTGACTGCCTCGGCGAGGACGCGGGCGGAGCCGAACGCGCCGCGCGGGACGAGGCCAGCGCCGAACAGATTGCCGCCGGGCAGGGATCGCCGGGCGCGGATCGTGGGGTCGTACTCGGCGAGGATGACGTCGAACTCGCCGGAGACGGCGCGACGCGTTCCGTTGGGGTCGGTGGCGTCGGCGAACGCCGCGCGACCTTCCTCCGTGTCGGCGAATGCGAACGTCGCCATGATGCCGGTGGGTTCCTGCCAGACCTCCGTGGCGTTGGCGACGCCCTTCTCCCGCTTGTGGTCGAGGTTCATGACGCACAGGCTCGGGGCGGGCGGGAGTGCCACGTGACCGGCCTCGACGAGGACGGGACCGGCGTTGGTCTGCCCGACCTCGCCGAAGGGCAGGAGTAGGACGGTGATGGTGCGTTCGTCCAGGTTCGCGAGAATCTCGCGCCTGGTCGGTGATGCCTGGATGCGGGTGGCGGTCATGGGTTGTTAGTCCTCGCTTGTCTGGGGTTCGGTGGGGGTCGGGGTGGTGAGGTACGCCGAGGCATCCACGCGAATGGACTGGCCCGAGGCGCATACGTCATCCAGGGAGAGACGCCCCTCGACGGCGTCGGCGTAGCGGGCGAGGCCGTAGTCCCAGAGTTCGTTTCTCTTGGAGGTCTCGTTGCTGTACGTCATCGACCCGGCGCTTCCCTGCTTGGACCCTTCGAGGAGTTCGGCCGGGATGCCCGCGTGGTTGGCGACGTCTAGGCGGTTCGCGTTGCGGCCGGATTCGAACAGGTCGGTCGGGACCGCGCCGGAGTATTCGGCTTTCACCCAGGCGGGCTTCATCGCGGTCGCGCCGTTCTCGCCCTTGCGCCCCGCGACCCAGAGGTCTCGGAACTCGGCGCGCTCGTCCTCGTCCCACATGTCCCACCGGTCGTCGTCGAGGGTGAGGGTCGTCTGTGCGATGGGGTTCGCGATCCGATCCCGGTAGGCCTTCTCGATTGCTCGCGAGTCGGTCAGGGTGTCGTGTCCGTCGTTCATGAGGCCGTTGGATCCGTACCCGAGGTTCACCCAGACGAGCCGCTGAGAGTACCGGGGATCAATCCGGCCGTTGGTGACTTCGATCTGGCCCGACGCCTTATCGACCTTCCACATGCCGTGGGGAATGTGGAGGGCGTCGACCGGCAGACCGTCGCCGCCGAGTTCGAAGCCGATGACGGCCTGGCCCACGAGGAACAGATCGCTGTAGACGCCCCACCGCATGTGTCGCGGCGAGATGCCGGTCTGTGAGTTGACGAGCCATTCAGGTTGGTCGGCGACCTCGACCTCGCCGTCGTACTGTCGCCACGGCATCCGGGCGAGCACGCCACACGTGATGTCGTGCGCGCGCTTCACCGCCGGAATGCGGAGAGCGGAGTCGCGGGTCAGGGCCGACGTGTGGGCCAGGTCGTGGCCGAGGGCCTCGGTCACGAAGATCGACTCGATGCTGTCCTGAGGAGACCACGGCGAGAGGATCGGCGGCAGGGCCGGGAGCGTCGGCCCCATGAACAGATTTCGGAAGAATCCCACGTCTCCGAACCTCTATGCCGTTTCGTAGGTTTCGGAGGTCGGCGAGGGCGCGACACGCGGAGCGGGTTTGTAGTTCTTCCTCTGGCGGCGCGCTTCGCGGTGGCGGTTGTCCATCGGGTGTTCGCGCTCCTCGTGGTCGCACGCCGCGTCCTGCGCTTCGTCGCGGAAGAATCGGCATGCCCTCCACCAGGGGTGGTCGGTGCAGTAGACGACGATCACGGAGGCGGATTCGTCAAGGGCGATGGGGCTGTTCTCTGCCATGGTGGGGTCCTCAGAATCGGAGCGCGTCGGCGGGGCTTGCGGCGCGCTTGGGCTTGGGTGCGGGGTCGACGGCCGGGGTCGGTTCGGCGGGCTTGGGCTTGCCGAAGTCCATAGCCTGGGAGGGGGCTACGGCGGTCGGCTGGTCCTCAAGAAATTGGAGGGCGAGGGAGCACGCTTCGAGGGGCGTGATGTCCGCGTCGGGGTCGTCCTTCGGTCGACCGAAGCCCCACCCCATCGCGCCGATTTGGCGTTTCACGGCCTTCGTGACGGCCTCCTGTAGCGGGGCGTTCTGGCGGTAGTGCACGAGGGTCCCGAGGGTGAGGCTGTTGAGGAGTTTGGTCGCGCCCTGGCGAACGTCGACCGTCTTGGCCTCGGTCATCTTGGGGCGCGGAGCGGCCCGCGCGAACATGCGAACCTCGACGGCGGCCGACTGTGAGAGGGGGTCGTAAATGACCGGCACGCGGTATTTCCGGGCGTAGGCGAGCACCTTGGCGGCGAACCCGTTGACGCCCTTCTGGTGCCACAGGAGACCGATGGCCGTTCTCTTGCGCGTGTCCTCCGGCTCACGGCCGTCTAGCCCCCATGCCTGGGTGGCGAGGTCGACGGGTTCCTGGTGCTCCCAGGCCACGCCGATCGATGCCCACAGGCCGTCCGGGTGAACGGCGATCGCGAGCGAGAACCGTGCGGGCGGCTTCGGCATCGGGTCGTCGAGCGCGGCCGCCTCCCAGAGAGGGGCCGGGATGACGCCGGTACCTGCGCCCTCCTCTCCGAAGATGCCGCCGTACTCGGCGAGAAACTTGTCCAGCGGGAAGTCCTCGTAGTTGCGCTCGATGGCGCTGAGGTCGGTCGTCCAGCCGACTCCAGGGTGCGCTCCGCGGATGAGTTCGCGCATGCCGGGGCGGCCGTCGTCGAGGTCGTCCCACTGCTCGAACTGGTCGCGCGGCGTCGCCTCGTCGAGGCCGTGCGCGATGACCGCCGCTCCGGGCTTGTTGAGGTAGTCCCAGAGGAGGTTTCCGGTGCGGAACTTCGCGCCGGTTCCGGCCACGACGAACTGGGCATCCGGCCGCGTGTCCATCGTCGGGAGGACGGCGAGCGTGAGGTCCTCGCTCATCTCGACGTCGGCCTCGCCACCCTCGTCGACGAACGCGAAGTCGAACCCGCCCGACCGGAATCCTTCGCCCTTCGGGGCGTAGACGTTGAGAAACGATCCATTCGGCCACTCGATGTGTTCGGTTCCCTTGCCGACGTTGATGCCGAACGGGCGGGCGCTCTTGGTCGGGTAGAGCCGTTCGAGGTGAACGACGATGTCCTTGCGGAACCGCTCACCCGCCTTGGCCCCGGTCGTCGCCATGGTCCAGCCGATGAGGTAGTCATCGCGGAGCGTGCATCGGCCGAGCATCACGGCCTGGACGCTGGTGGTCTTGGTGGTGCGTCTCGGTTCGAGGATGGCGTTTCGGAACGTGTGCGCGTTGAGCATGTCCGCGATCGCGATCTGAATCGGCGACGGACCGGAACCGCCATCCGAACGGCGACGGTCCCAGAGCCGGAGGAGGCGAGCGCCCTCAAGGAACTCGGCCCGGTACTGGTCACTGGTGACGAGTTCGCTGACCTTCATGGCAGGGGCGTCGGCGAAGGCCAGGGATCGATATTCGAGCCAGGTGTCTTCGTGCTGGAGGTCGGCCGCGTTGGGTGTGGTCGGCATCGTGGTTCTCGGTTCTGGTCAGGGATTTCAGGGGGAGAAGTGCGTGTAGAGCCGTAGGCGGGGGTCCCACTGGCAACGAAAAAGAAAACCGGTCGAGACGAGCGGTTACCAGGGCAGGAGGCCGCCGGATGGTGGAGGCGGCGCGGGCCGAGTGGCGGCGGCTCGGTACTGTGCGCGAGCCGCGCGGTTCGCTTGGCCGATGGCTCCACCGGCAGAGCGATTGCCTCGGCAGGCGGTCGACTTGTGCCGGTGCTCGGGTGCGAGGTTGCGCATGCCGTTGCCCCCGTTCGCGTTGATGTGTCCGACGTCGAAGGCCTGGCCGGGCTGGATGGCTCGGCCGCATCTCCAGCACGGGACGGACTCGCCTCGTCGGTGGACTGCGTTCACCTGTTGACGGACGATGCGGGCGTTTGCCCTGTACTCCGGGTCGCGGTGCTTCGAGGTCATCGGCGAAGGTGCTGGGCGGATCGGTCGAGACACGGGCCGGTGTGCTCATACGGTCGGACGCACCAGACCCATCGCCCCGGCGTGCACTCCCACAAGCGCACGCAGAGCCCTGCGTCTCGGTCGGCCTTCCATACTCCGCGTCGGCGCTTGAGGTCGACCGCGACGGCGTCGGTTCGCTTCTCCCAGCGGATGAGCAGAACCCACGCGAAGGCGATGGCGAGGAGAGCGACGACGAAGGTGAGCGGCTCGACGGTCTCGGTCATGCTCGGGCCGCCTTCTCGATGAGGGCGAGCATGGGCGCGGCCTCGTGCATCCCGGCGAGGGTCTTGCGCCCGGCGTCCACGAACGCCCAGGCCGCGTCGAGGTAGTCGGGTCCGTCCTCGACGAGTCGGGTCCGTGCTCCGTCGAGGGTCTTGGCGATGTCGTCGTGTGCCTTGGCGCTCATGGCTTTACCGGCGCGACGGGCCAGGTACGCACGAGAGCGGGCGGTGCGGACGAGGTCGGTGAGGGCGTCGGTTGCGGGCTTGGTGATCTGGGCGTCATGCATGCGGAGTCCTTGGGTTCGTACGTGGGGCCGAGGATCGCGCGTATCTCTGCGCGAGTCGGCGGAGTGATCTGGTCGCGTTCGTTGCGGCCGTCTTCTCGGTGATGACCGCAGGAGCACCACCCGGATTCGAGGTAGGTGTGTTCCATGGCTTCGGTCTGCTCGATGGTGAAGGGAAGGTGAGGAGTGGGAGATATGGCCCCCCTACTCACCCCGGAGGGCGATTCGGAGGGGCCTGCTCGACGGAGCCAGGGCGGAGCCTGGAGCGGTCGACGCGGCACGACTGGTTAGGTCGTCACGGACGGGAAACGAACTACGGGGACGGGCCTGAGGGGGTTGTCGCGCCCGGTCATGCCTTGACCGCGACTCCCGTAGTTCTCGGGGTGGCATCTTGTTCGATTTCGCGGAGCGCCTCCCGCGTGTCCCGCCCGATCGTGGCGTCGCGTCCTGCTGGTGGTCTCCCCTCGGCGGGGAGCATGGTGGTGGTCGTGTGCGTCGCGTCGCGTTTTTGTGCATGACTCACACAGTTCTCCACAGTGTGCATAACGTTGTGGATTGTGTGCGGCGTGTCGCGATTTTGGGCACGGCTTCGGGTATCGTGTGAGCCATGACACTCATGGACAACCCGACGTGGACGCTGGTGGATCGCCTGAGGAAGTCGCGCCTTCTCGCGGACATCGATCAGGCGTCGATCGCGGAGGCGCTCGGCGTCTCGCGGAACACGGTGAGCAACTGGGAGACTGGCCGCTCGGAGCCGTCTGCTACCTACTTCATCCGCTGGGCACAGGTGACGGGCGTGACGCTCGACTGGCTGGCGGAGGGCCTTAACGCAGAAATCCCCGCCGCTGATGCGACGGGGACTTCTGGTGGTGCTGTGCGCCCGAAGGGACTCGAACCCCTAACCTTCTGATCCGTAGTCAGATGCTCTATCCATTGAGCTACGGGCGCCCAGCCCGCTCAGCGGGCCGTAGAACAGCCTACAACAGTCTCGCGACGAAAGCGAAACGAGGGCCTACGCCGACTCGACCGAGGCATCGGCCAGCGCGTTCCGCCGTTTGGCCTTCGCCCGCTGAGCCGATGACAGCGCCTGGAGGTCGACGAGACGCAGGGCCTGCATGCGGGCGTCGCGCATGCGCTCGTAGTCGGGATCCTGGTCGGGACGCATGCCTTCGACCCGGAGGCGTCGGTCGAGGTTGTGCCGAACGTCGGACCAGGCCGCGGCGCGTGCCTCTTCGACGATCACCCGCAGCTGCTCCGGGTCCTCCATCATCTCGCGCAGACGTGCGGCGACCCCGCTGGACTGCTTCGCCCGACGGCGCAGGTTGCGCACATCGCGGTCGCGATAGTCATGAGTGCCGTGCGGGTCGGAGTGCCGCCCCCTGGCCCGCTTGCGCATCGCGGTGACGGCCTCCGCCGCCGCCTCGGACTCCTCCGCCATCGCCCGCAGCGCCTCGCGGGCGTCGGCGACGTACTTGTCGGTGTCGAACACGCCCCCCTCGGCGATCGTCCCGACGAGGATGTGGTTCTTGACGGCCAGACGCGCCGCAGCGGTCGCGATGGCGACGCCTTCGGCGATGGCATCCGCTGTCCGTCCCACCCGAACCTCCTCATCTACGAGGGTACCCGTATCGCTCCTCCCGCACCTCGGCGAGAATGGCACATATCGGCAGCGTCGTCGACGCCCCGGCTTCGGAGGAGGATGCATGCGCCCGCTCTCGCTCACGGGTGTGACGACCGTGGTCACCGGCGCCGCGCACGGGATGGGTGCCGAGGTCTCGCGCCTCCTCGCCGCGCGCGGTGGGCACCTCGCCCTGCTCGACCACGACGCCGAGGCCCTGCGCGCCCTCTCCGACGACCTCGCCCGCACCCGGCCCTCCCCGTCGGCGGCGATCACCACCCACGTCGTCGATCTCCGCGACGATGACGCGGTGTCCGCCACCGCATCCGACGTGGAGGGAGCGCACCCGCGCATCGCCGCGTTGGTGACGTGCGCGGGGTCGTCGATGCTCGGCGACATCGACCAGCTGACGCTCGAGGAGATGCGGTGGCTGCTCGACGTGAACCTGTGGGGCACGGTGTCGGTGACGAAGGCCCTGCTCCCCGCCCTCCGGCGCTCCCCCGCCGCGCACATCACCCACCTCGCCAGCGTGTACGCCCTCGCCGCCCCGGCCGGGCGCATCCCGTATGCCATGAGCAAGTACGCGGTCCGGGCCTTCTCCGAAGCACTGCGGCACGAACTGGAGGGAACCTCGGTGTCGGTCGGCGCCGTGTACCCGGCCGGGGTGCAGACGGGCATCATCCTGCACGGACGCTACGCCGCCGCGATCCCGCCCGCCGTCGCCGCCCGCGCCGCGGCCGCCCAGGCAGCGATGTACCACACGGCTCCGGCGGATGCCGCTGCGGCCATCGTCCGCGCCACGGAACGGCGTCGGGCCCGGACGATGATCGGGCGCGAGGCCCGCCTCATCGATGTGCTCACCCGGCTCACCCCCACCGGCTACTGGCGTGTGCTGCGACGGCCGCTCCGCGAGGCGATCGACACCACGACGCCGATGAGTCCGCGGCCGGAGGGATAGCCGCACCTGGTCCGGCGGCGACCTGCTCAGCGGACGGTGCCGACCCAGATGCTCGACGCCCAGGCCTGCTGCTCCGCGTCGCAGCCCTGGTCGCCCGGATACCCGCGGACCACGGCCATGCAGTTCGCGAGGAACTCGGGGTCGCCTCCGAACAGCGCCGCGTATCCGGACGACGCGTTGAGCGCGCCCCAGACGCGGAACTGGTGGATGTGCGCGAGCTCGTGCGCCATCGCCCACTGCAGGCGGGAGGTGCTCCAGTCGGCGATATCGGCCCGGTACTTGATGTATCCGTCGCTGTTCGCGCAGGCCGGCGCCACCCCTCCGGCGCAGGAGGCCGATTCGTACAGCCCGACGCCCGCACCGCCGACCTGGTCGAGGGCCGCGCGCACGCGGGCGAAACCGGTCGGACCCCCGCTCGCCGGGTC